ACGTAAAAGGTTCGATTGCTCTTACCTTTCGCGTCGAGTACTTCCATCATGGCAGACATAAGTGCCCATATCGTAAGCGCTAGAACAGGGAAGCATAATGCCGACCCCATTGGCGCATACTTAGTGAGCTCAATATTGTTACCATTCGGAAGCCTTGTTCCTACACTTCTACATGCCTCCAGCGCCGTTAATAACGGTTCAGGAAACAGTAGTCGAACTAGACCAAGTGATACGCGATCGCTGGCCTCATTGAGGTCAAGCGTCGCATAACGACCGCTATAGCTCCCGTAAAGGGCACTATGACGGTTCGGGTCTTGATCCGTAAACCTCACCGATTCATATAAGTTCTGTTTGACCTTTGCGGTTTCCCGCTGGGTCTTCCAGAGCTCTTTTTGAGGAGGTGATTCTACGTGACGATAGATCGCCGACGATAAGCCTTGTTGGATCCACTGGAAGTCCAGCGGTTCACAACTTATCAATCGCGGCCCACGAGAATCCTTCGGTACGAGTACAACTCGCGCCGGAAGATCTCGATCAGATATCCGTGGCATTCCCGGATATAAATCACAGACTGCACCAGCGGATGAGTAAAAGAACTCATCTAATGGGTAGAAGTCCGTGATTCGAGTACTGATGTTTGTCCAGTTGTACTTGTCCCAGAGCCGTTCCCTTGTGGAAACGGATCCAGGCCCGTGCTTAGGATAAACATTTCTCGGATCAAAGTCCGAAAAAGCTCTTGCGAGTTTCTTTCGGGCAGTGCGGATGGTCTTAGCCAGCCAGATAGGACGAATCCTATCGTAACAAGCAGGACCGACCGACGCAATCTGTAAGGCCATTCGGCCGAACAGGTACGACATCGGTTTAAGTTCATCTTCCGTTTTGATAAAACGGTTGATGACGTCTTGTTCGAGTGCAGTGTCATAAGGCAGCTCTAGCTTATAGAACATATAGCAGATCTGTCTTAAAGACCTGACGCTCGTCACATCAGCATCCGGGAGGACCTCTCCGTTTGATGATAGCACCTGTTGGAATAGCTCTCCCATAAACATGGGTAGCTTACTGTCTGGCATGGATTCGAATCCACACTGACAGGAGTCCAAAGGCTCTACCATTGCAAGTGCCTTATCAAGGGCCTTGCCCAAACGAGGAAGAGTTTTCGTTAGAAAACTTAATCCTTCCGATACGCATCGAGACTCTACCTTTTCGAGGGTTAGTCGAAGTGCGGCAGAGGTGAATACCTTGCTGTGTAACAGTTGAATGTCGCACATCAGGGCGGTGATTACTCTATAGTAATCAAGGCTTTTAATTGTACCCATATGGAATACATCCTTGAGCATTTACGCCCAGTGTACGATCCGAAGAACGGATAAGGCCCTATCATGCATACTAAACACACCAACAACGAGAAGCGACGTCTAAAGGACAGAGCTTCCCAACCGGGTTCAAACCGATCGGGGGTTAACT